CCTGCAATGTCAGGCCTATTTGCTCGGCTTTCAGCTGCATAAGAGTTATTCATATCGACGTATCTATTAACAAACGATTTGGAATCCTCTGGAGTATCAATATTGGTGCCTCGCTGCATTGCTGAGTCGCTATAAGGAGTCTGATTAACATAATCATTACTCCAGCCAATGTTTCTTCCGTCAGACCAATTGGTAAAGTCTCTAATTACATCAGGTACTTGCCTGTAAGGATCCCACGTAGGTTCATCATAAGGTGTTGGTACTTTGATCGGACGCTGAGGTCTGTCCCCTCCTGGTGGTGATGGTGTTGGAGTTGGCTGAGGTCCAGGCTGTGGTGATGGTTTTGGTGTAGGCCGTGGATCTGGTTTTGGATAAGGTCGTGGTGATGGACCTGCTGGCGGAGCGGGAGGCGGCGTTGGTATTGGATTAGGACCTGGCTGAGGATTAGGGCCTGGCTGAGGATTTGGTCCTGGCTGTGGTGCAGGCCCAGGTGTTGTTTCTGGAGGAGGCGTTAGCCCCTGCTTCCAGCTGTCAAGTAGTGCTTGCGCTTTATTACCTTTGGCTGAACTACTGCCTTTACCAGATGTTGCGAATTCATAAGCAGCCTGCTGACCATGCGCTTCCTTGAGCTTATTCAGTTCAGTAACATTAAGCCTGTCTTCGCCTTCTTTGTAACCTCTGCCCGTTTTAGTAGGATCAAAGTCATTAATATCATCTACGTTATAGCTATCAAGTCTGTCGTTTGTATATGTACCGGCATCTTGTCTAGCTGATTTATGATCTTCTTTGTTAGTATCAGCTTTATACTCATCACTCATTTCTGAGTATTTATTCTGCAACGGATCTTGTGCTGCGGTATCTACAACTGCATCACCTGCCATTCGTTGCCCTTGAACACCAAAGCCATTAGCAGCGTTATAATCTTTCTTCGTCATCCCCGTAGCATCTCGCTCGGCTTTAGACATTAGATCCCAAGTCTTAGCCATTATTATCTATAGATCAAAACTATCTTTATTGTAGTCTAATTGCAGACTCCCCCTTCTCAATAAGCCACCCATAGTAAGCACCATTGAATCAACAGCATCATCATGCTGACTATGACCAAAGTTGAGAAGCTCATCTTCAAGTACTGTCCATTTACGCCATTTATTCCACACAACCTTACGATTCTCATACAGACCTAATACACCACGTAGTCTTGCTAGCTTGTCACCTTTAAATCCTTTGACAGGACTAACGCTCAGGTTATACAAAGCACGGTCCTCAATCATAATTCTTTTGAAGTCACCTTCAAACGAGTTCTGATAAGCCACTGCTTCAGGCCATATCATGCATGGAGACATTGTTGGAAAGAACTGACCTTCGTCGTTCTCTTGCAAGATGTTCCAATCGGCGAGCATTTCACAAAGGGTGTCCATCTTTTGGATATTCCCCATAGTGCGCTCTCGCCTTTGATCAATCAGGTAGATCTTGCCTTCTTTAATTCCACCTAATGTGAATACAGTCCAGTCGTTCTTTTCAGATAAACCAGCACTCAAGTCAATACCTACACCTAAACAGTCGTAGTCTTCTGGTACTTCTGCTTTTACAATTAGCTCTGGTGAAATCCCAACTTCAGTTGATTTAACTGCAGTATTTAGGTACTGATATGCAAATGCAACACGATCTTCTGTCTTACGTTCGTTGAGGTATTTCATTGACCAGAACTCTGGCCAATATGAACGCTGCCTTCCGTCTTTATCTGTAATGACTGCTTTCTGTACTATCTGGTTCCAATTGTTCTTGGGCACAAAGAGGGTCGCGTGAATATCGTCAAAGTGGAAGCGGGTTCCCAAACAGATAGCCCGTGCTCCTTGAAACATCGTTGGTGCGATAACGTTAGACCAAGTCTGTTCCATCTCACGGCGAATATCTGGGTTGTTGATTGAAGCGGCAGATTTGATAGGGTCATCAATAAGCACCAGCTGCGATCGTTTAGAGGTGATTGCACCTTTGAGACCACCACACGCAATTGTGAAAGCTTCCTCACCTGCTGTATCAATGTTTGCAAAATCATAATCAATAGACCAGTATTCGTCCGAACGTTTTATTTTACTCAATCTCACCATAGGGAATATTTCCCTGTATTTATTAGAAGTGAGAATACCTTTGATTGTTGCTGACTTAGCTCTACTGATATCCACCATGTAGGCGATGTAGAGAATTCTCAGCATTTGCCCAGCAGCAGTGTGTCGCCCAATCATCCAAGCTGCAAACAAACCAAGGACAGTGCTTTTCGCAGATCCTCGTGGTGCCAGGATGGCAGTGTTTGGTCCTCCGATTCCTAGCAGACATTCAGTATCTTCTCCTGTACATAGTTGATTGTGCCACTCCAACATATGCTTTGCTGGAGCCTTGCCCATATATTCGCAGAATGCTTTGAAGTCATCGCGTGCCTGGAGTACTGCTTCTGACGGTGGCTTTACTGTTACTTTAGTAGCCGTCATTAAAGCAGCTCTTCGGAACGCGAGAGCTGAACTTGCTATTGCCATACAATTTATGCTTTACATAAATTCTACATAGCTGCCACGGTCTTCAGCGATTCTTTGCGCTAATCTCTCTTCCGCTCTGGATTTAGCACGCATGATTACTCCTAGTCTTCTCATCTCATCACTACTAATACCTATTGCCTGTGCATATTCAGCAGCGTCTGCAGCTCTGTCTGCCATATAAAAGCGCTCAACTGATAAGCCAGGTATTGATGGTAGGCGCTGCTCTAATGTACCTTGCAGTCGTATTCGAGATACGCTTAAATCACTTGGATCATTACCAAGTATTTCCGGCAATAGCAGTTCAATGTCATCCATTGCTTAGTTCGCTGTAGATCTTTGCCCACACCGCATTGATTGCATTTTCAATTGGTTCTGAGAACTGCGGGTCATCTTTAAAGATGCCGGTCATTTCTCTCATCACTCGGTCGGCTCCGGCAAGAATAAGTCCCCGTTTATCAGTCGTCTTATTGAACCGTTCGGATGTTTCAATGTGAGAACGTAGCTCTTTTTCCAAGGCCGCCAATCTTGCTGCACCGTCAGATCCTTTAATTTCTCCCCCACCAATTGCCATTCGAAGTTCTTGAATGTCAGCATGCAGGGCACTGATTTCACTGTTAAGGATTCCACGTCTGTCTAGCTTCTTAAATTTCATTTTAACCCAACGGCTTAAATCGTTGAATGTACCTTCATATCCAACAATTCCGGCATATACCCAAATTTCAATAATACTTGGAGTGACTTCAGCAAATTCTTTAAAGTCTTCACTGTCGGATGCAGGGATTGTATCTAGCCATGCATCAACGATGTTTAGATAGACCTTGCCAGTTTTAGTTGTAGTAGCCATTAGAAATTACGTGCTCCACCTTTAGCATACTTATACTGATTAGCACGATCTTTAGCTGTATTCCTGGTCTCATTATCTTGAGTTAGTCGATCTTGACTACCTGAGGACTCAATCTTACGTACGTCTTGATCCCCCTGTGCGCCAATATTAAGACGATCTTGCTCGCCTTTGACTCCAAGTGTTTCACGGTCTTGGTTACCCTGTGCTCCAATCTTCCGTACATCTTGATCTCCACTAGCACCAATCTGATCTAGAGCTTGCTCACCTTTCGTATCTTGCAGATCTTTCTCAATATCACCTTGTTCTCGGATCTTACTGATATCAATACCACCCTGTTGAACGATATTGTTGCGTGTCTCAATACCTTCAGCGCTGATCTTATTTAAATCAGTTACGCCTTGTGTAACAATATTTTGACGTTCCTGATCTCCTTGAACTCCCAGTGTCTTATTGGTCTGCTCAGCTTCGATGATTGCAGTTTGCTGGTCGGTAAGCCCTTGCTGTTCAATATTCTTACGCTGCTGCTCACCTGTAGCACCAAGCATGCCTACATCTCTACGGTGCTGATCATCTGCAAATTGATTCTGGAACTCAAACTGTGAGTTCATGGTCTCTTGCCCAATCTGAGCCTCAAGCTTCATATTGCCTTGCTGGTTTCGCATCTCAAGATCAGCCTGATGCAGCATATTTTCTTGAGCAATACCTTGGTTAAAGTTACCAAGCATCATTGCCAGCTGAGAATCAACAGACGATTGCAGCATGTTGCCTTGGAAAGCATTCTTCATCAAGCGACTCTCTTCTGTCTCTCCGTCGTTTTTGAAGAAATCATCCATCATTGCACCAAAGTTATACATCCCTCCATACACAGAACCACCTTGGCTCTGACCTGATCCACTTTGATTAGGTGCATTACCAGCAAATTGTTTTTGAGTGGCTTGCTGCTGTCCGCCTTGCCTATTATCCCTTTGATTTTGGTTTTGGTTTTTATTTCTAGCCATTGCGTTTTTACGTCAATCTT